GGCTGTTCGTTCCCTGGCCCTGCGGGGCCGGCTGTTGGCTGTTGGCTGTCCTCACACCTGCGAGCCCGTGCAAGGGCCTTGCAGGGGCAGCCAGAGGCCTCTGAGAGCGTTTCTGGGGTGGTGAGGGTGGGCAGTACAGGGCTGGCGATTTCGAAATCCGCCCATCCGCCCATCCCGTTGACACCCCTGTCCAACCCAGTGTTAGAAGGGTGCACAGGTGGGAAGCAGAAGCGACCACCTGGGGAGTCGAGCTATCGCACTCCTACCACCACCACCACCACGGGATGAGAGCGATGACTGCAAGAGAGATGAGGGTTGAGGCCGGGGAGATCGAGGTGTATGGGATGAGATCTGTGACTTGTTTTGTGCTGGGTTTTTGTACAGCTGTGTTGGTGTTTTCGCCAATGGTGGAGGGGACAGGCAGCGGTCTGCGAAGCGAGACGATGCCGACGCAACCGGCCTGCGGCCGGTGAGTGAGGCGATGGCTTTGCGCAGCCGGTCGGTGACCGGCGAAGTCCATGGCTGTTCAGCCAACACCCGCTTTCAGTGCTTGCACGGGCTGCATAGCTGGGGCTTCGTTGGGAAAAACCGGAGCCCCGCCACACCCGGCCAACAGCCCGCTACGCGTTTTTTTTAATCACCACCACCTGATGAATCCCACCACTGATCAGCTGCTGTCGTTCCTGTCAGCGTTTGATGTTCCGGGCCGTTCTGTCCCGGTTGGCACCGTGTCGGCGTTTCTGGCGGTTGCAGAAGGCTGTGATCACGTCTCAGATCTGTCTGCCCGGCTCGGCACACCACCACGCACCACAGCACGGCTGGTCAAGCTGCTGGCTGGTCGTCCGCGTTGGCATGAGGGCGCATGGATTGAGTCACCCTTTGCCTTGGTTGATCTGAGACCTCACCCGCACCGCGGTGGTGAGCAGTACCGGCTGAGTGAGCAGGGGGAAGAGCTGCTCGAGCGACTAAGGAGTCGACCTGACGGTCTCCTGCGGACGACCTGAACCTTGCGTTTTCATTACTTCCCACCCCTGCAACACAATGAGGCATGATTGCCGCGGCCTAGGTGTGATACGGCCCACCTGCGATGAGGACTAGCCCATGCCTGCGCATTTGATTCTTTCGGCAGAGGTGCCATCACGTCAGTCGTGGTGGTGCTTTTCGGTGTATGCCCTACCCCTGGAACGGGGGTGTGAGGTGGCATGGCAAATCTGCAAGACTCCTAGGTGCCACCACCGTGAGGGTCCATGGATCTGCGTGTACTGGGGTCTGCTCTGGACCTGTTTGCGGTCTTCGACCCAACCCACCTCTACGCACACCACATCCAGGTCTTCCTCGTGGTGGCACGTGACGGACCGTGCACGCTCAAACACATCGAAGACCAGCTGAACCTCTCCAACTCAGCTGTCAGCCGCACCATCCAGGCCCTGGGTGCCCTCAACCGCAAAGGACAACCAGGGTTCGATCTCGTCACCTTTGAACGCGATCCAGCAGAAGGCAGGCGGTACCTGGCCATGCTCACCTCCAAAGGTCATGCCCTCGTTCGCCAGATCAAAAACCTTTGAACCACCACCACCACCTGAACCATGTCCACTGGCACTGTCCGCCGTACCGCTTCCGGCTCCTGGGTTGCTGATGTCTCCCTCAACGGGGTTCGCAAGACCGGTTACGCCAAGACCAAAAGCGATGCCATCGCCCGCAAGCGTGAGCTGCTCGAGCTGCTCAAAAACCAGCACGCCTCACCCTTCAGTCAGCCGCTGCTGTTCTCCCTTGCTGATGCACGCAAGCTGTCCCTGGACGTGCGCTGGCGTAACACCAGTGGCGAACGCACTGCAGCCATCTACTCACAGGCAGCAGTCGATTACTTCGGTGCTCACACCCTCCTGTCAGAGGTGACAGCACCAGCCGTTGATGCCTGGCGCCGCAAGCTGCTCGCCTCCGGCAACCGCCCTGCCACCGTCAACAAAAAGGTCTCAGCCCTCAGGGCCATGCTCGCTGATGCTCACCTGCGTGGTCACATCACCTCAGTCCCCAAACTGCCAGCCCAGCTCAAGCTGCAGAACACCAAGGACCGTGTGTTCTCCGACCAAGAGGTGACCCTCATCTGCTCGTGGTTTCAGCAGGCTGGTCATCCCGCCGCGGCCGATCTGCTCGTGTTCCTCCTCGAAACCGCTGCTCGCTGGGGTGAAGCAGAAGCCCTCAAAGGGGAAGACGTTGATCTGGTGAAGGGTCGGGTCACTTTCAGCAAGACCAAGGCCAACCGCGTCCGCTCAGTACCGCTCACACAACGCGCCCAGCAGGCCCTGCAAGGCCACCTTCCCGCACTTGGGACACACAAGGTCTGGCCCTACACCTACATGCAATACAGACGCCTGCTACAGGCAGCCAAGGAAGGCGTTGGCCTGGGTGGTGACGAGAGCCTGGGCATCCACACCACCAGGCACACCTGCGCCAGCAAGCTGGCCAGCTCAGGCATCCCACTCCACCTGGTCATGGCTTATGGCGGCTGGACATCGCTGGCCTCAGTCCAGCGCTACCTCCACACCAACACTGATGCCCTCGCTGCCTGTGTCAGTGCCCTTGAAGGGTGATACCAATGGCTGGCATGGACACACGCCCTGCCAGCCTCCTCTTCTACCTCGTTGGTTGCTGCGGGGAATGGATCGTCACCGCCAAGCGTCAGCCCAATGGTGAGTGGACCTTCTGGGCGAAGGACAAACAGGAAAGGGTGCTGCACACCAGGACCGAATGGGAAATTCGGGAATGCCTGGGGATGCAACACCCGGATGAGGGTTAGGGCGCGCCAGGGCTGTAAACGCCAGCGTTGTTGATCTTGGCAATAGGATTTCCGGCACCGTCAAGGAAAACAACGGGGTAGGTGGCATCACTCCCCTGAAGAGTCAGCCTTGTCCTTGACCTGTAACCACCATCAGCGCGAACCCAGGATGCCACGGCACCAGCTCCGTCTAAAAACTCAACTGGCGTCGCGGCATCACTCCCTTGAAGTTGTAGTTTTGCGCTATTGCTTTTGAGCCAGATGCTAGTGGAAGAAATGGTTGTTGCGTTAGCACTGAGCAAGGTCGTGCTTGAGTCTGCAATGCTGTAAGCCGTGGCAACACTGGTGCTATCAATAGAGTTGCCTAGCACCACGTTGCGCAAGCACCCGGCAGCAACTGCAATCCCACGGTCGTACCTATCCGTTGCGTCTTTGCCGTTGATTGCATTGCCAACAATCGTGTTCTCCTCTGAGCCATCGTTTACCCTGATTGCTTCCGACAAGGCTGGATGCGCTTCTGTGGCGGTAGCGGCAGCGGAGAAACTATTGCCAACAACCGTGCAGTTGTTTGACTTATACAGGCTTACGCCAAAGTTAAGATTGACGAAGTTGTTACCGACAACTGAGCAGGAGTTACAGGTGTCGAAGTGAACGCCATCGTCTAAGGCTGTGTCATTGCCGGGGCCAAGCACCTGAGCGCCGCCAGTGACGGTAACACCGCTTGAGTTTTTAACAAAAATGCAGGCATTGGCAGTGCTTCTGCCGATAAAATAGCCGCCACTTACTGTGATAGCACCCAGACCATTTGCTCCCTCAACATAAATACCATGGCGCCTGTAGGCGTCCACGATTGGGCGTCTAATGTGAATGTCCCAGTTGTAATCAGAAGTTGTGGTCAGGACGTACCAGCCATACGTCGTAGCCGTGGCTTCACAGCGATCAAAGAAGATGTCCCGAATGTCGGGACCGATAACGTAATAGCCAATGGAAGTGACTGCGGTAGGAGTACCTTCAGCGACAACGTCAATCTCCACTAGCTCAAGACTGGCTTGAGGAGAGATGCCCCCAGGAGTGTGCGGAGTGCAGTTGAGGAGAAAACCGCAGAACTTATTGTCAGCCGTAAAGCCCGTGGCAGCCGCTTGGCTTTTCAGGAGTTGAACGGTGCATTGCTCAATCGTGCATCCCACTGTGTCCCTAAGGAAGAAGCCGCAGGACCAGCCGCCTACTCTGACGTTGCAAACCCGGGCAGCCTGTACCGCAGCTGCAGTAGATGAATCACTGCCATTTAAGACAACCGCTGCATCGTTTTGGCTTGGAGCAATTGGAAACGTCGGGGTTACAGTGGTGGATTTCAGGAAAAGGTTTTGTACGGACGAGCGTTCGTTCAACCCCGCCGTACCCGAAGTAACGCCTATCCGAATTGCTGGCCCCGCGTTTGTCTTGGTGATAATCGGCATGGACTCATCGCCAATCAACGCTTTGTAGCCATCGTTAAGATTCAGCGTAGCCGAAATCTTGTAGGTACCTTTTGGCACAAAGGCAGCCTTGCCTGAGTCGATGGCTGCCTGAATCGCAACCGTGTCATCCGCATTGCCATCGCCAACCGCGCCAAAGTCCTTGACGCTCACCATGTCCTGCAGCTTGGCAGTTAGGCCGCGCGGCTTGGCGCCAGCGCCGGCCTGGGTGAACTGAAGATGGCTGTCAGAGATGTCAGGCAGCGTCTTCCAGTCCTTGACGCCATCACCGATCTTGAGTCGTCCGGTGTCAATCTCAGCGCCAGGCTCGCCCTGCCCCAGCACGGGATTGGCGGTGGTCCAGTTGGCGGCAGTGTCGCGGCGCAGTTGAATCTTGTTGGCCATGGTTCAGCTCGATTGGGTGGATGGATGAATCAGGCGTGGCCGCCGTCAACGGCAGCTGGCGCACCGCCGTAGGTGCTGTTGGCAAAGCCGCCGTCAAGGTTGAACGGCCCTCCACCCAGCTCATAGATCTTGTCGTCGCTGCCCTTGGTGTAGAGCTTGATGTCAGCGACGTTGTAGTTCACAGCCAGCTCGCCGTATTCCAGGTCGGCTGGCTTTGGGATCTTGCCTGTTACGGCTGAGCGCTTGAGCTGAACCTTGATGGTCATTGCTATACAGCAGTGGAACGAAGGGGGCTATACAGCCCCCCGTTGGTCGTCAGAACGTACCGAGATCGAGCACGTTGGCCAGCTTGTATGCAGCGGCCGCGCCATCAGCGATGGAGTTGTCGCGCACCAGCAGGCCCTTCTGGTTGACAGCTGTCATCGTTGCGATGGCGCTGTCGCTCACGTCATTGGCGGAGTGAACCGAGCTGCTTGAGCTGGCCACCACGCCAGAGGCCACCACGTGCCAAGCCGCACCGTCGTAGACGATGTGATCGTTGGCATTGAGTGCAACGTTCAGCGGGGCGGCATCACCCGTGACGGTGCCACCCTTCACCACGAGGAAGTAATCGCCCTCGGCCATGTTGCTGCCGGCGCTGACCTTGCCGCCAACGGTGAAGCCAGCACGGGCAGGGGTGCCACCGGTTGCAGCAGTAGTGACGGACTTGATCTGTCCACCACCCACTGATGCGTCGTAGGTGCCCAGGCTGGTGGAACCAGTCGCCAGGCCAGCCACCAGTTCGGCCAGGGCTTTCACCTGTGCTGCCGTGGCAACTGCCAAGCCATCAGGGGCAGTGGCACCTGCTTGAGCAGCAGGCTTCACATCAGTGTCACGGGCCAGGTAGACAACACCCTTGGTGCCACCAGTGCCCGAGGCACCAGTACCAGTACGAGCTGTTGCATCAGGCAGTGCACCACCAGTCAGCAGCCAGCTGCTGCCATCCCACACGTAGGAACCACCAGGGGAACCAGTGGTGCCACCGCTGACCACGATGGTGTCACCACTGCGCAGATCACCAGCTGCCTTGATCTGGTCAGCAGGCGGCGTGGTGGATGCCACCAGGTAGGCGGTGGTCCGCACCGTCATGGTGCCCGTACCACCGTTGGCAGCATCGAGCTGGGTGCCAGTGCCACTGAAGATCCGCACCGATGCAGGCGGGTTCTTCAGTTCGTAGATCTCGTAACCCAGGCCAGCAGCAGGGGCAGCGGGAACAACGACACCAGCCACACCGAAGATGGTGTTGGTACCAGCAGCCAGGCCAACACCAGCGGCAGAGATGCCGTTGGAACCATCGCCCATCAAGATCCAGCCATTGGCCAGGTTGAGGGCCAGCTGACCAGGCTGCAGAGAAACAGGCAGTGCAGTTGCGCTGGTTGTGCGCAGCTGCTGAACAACAACAGTCATCAGATCACTCCTTGATCAATGGTTTGAATTTGGTTGATTGAATCGGCAGCGACGCCGTTACCGGCAACAAGCCCACCGGGAGCCTGAGGACCAGGCGGCCCCGCAGGGCCAGCCATTGCCAAGTTCACCCATGCTTTTGCTGTCGGCTCCCAGTAGCTGAACTGCAGAGCACCGTCATCAATCCAGATCTTGCCCGGCTGTCTGATGTCTGTGATCGGTGGGTCGGGTGGCTTGGTGTCGGAGACGATGACATCAAACCGTTCGGACAACGCATCGGTGGTGGCGATGAACTTGTCCTTGCCATCAACGGGCCAGTCACCGGAGAGCTGGTCCTTCTTGGTGACGGTGTTGGCCACCTCCTGGGGCGTGCCCTTCTTCGGGTCACTGCCACGGGAGAGCGTGTTCCAGATGGCCACGCTTGCAGCAGGGCTACCACCACCAGGGATGGTGCCCTTGCCCCATTGCCACAGCATCAACTGGTCGTGATGCTCTTGGATCAGATACAGCCACTGCCGATCTGATTCATTGAGATCAGCCTGAATGATGTAGCTGCCGTCCCTCCACTGGACGATCTGGTCATCCTCTGGCGTGATGCGTCTGACCGTCAGCAGCTGGGCCGGGGTTGGCACCGCGCCAGGCACCGCTGCCTGTGGTGCAGTAGTGAGCTGCACCTGCGTGCCACTGGTCCAGGTGTAGTCGGTCCCGACCGTCAGCTCCTTGCTGTCCAGGTACAGATGGACATGCACCCGATCCAGGTACGGGAACGGGACTGAGAAGGTCTTAGCCGTCCCGTCCCCGGTGTACTGGCGGTAGGAGTAGGGGGTAGGGATCGCCATCAGCGGGAGGCTTGCACCTGTGCAGTCCTCACGTTATCGGCCACCCCTACTGCCGGCCCACACCAAGACCGTTGATGCTCTCGGCGAACTGCTGCAGGCCCTGCTGCTTCTGCCTGGCCACGGCTTGATACCGCTGGCGGAAGTCGAACTGCTCGTTGCTCAGCAGCTTCATCAGTGCCAGCGAGTCGTAGTAATTGATGATCCCGTCCACTGGGGCGTAGAGGTTCCGGCCCACCGGGCCAGCGTTGCGCTTGGCCAGGCTCTGGCCCTGTTGCACCGTCAGGCTGGGGCTCTGCCCACCGGCCGGGTCGTTCAGCATTGCGTTGTACTGAGGGTCACGCATCAGGTTGCGCAGTGCACCCTGCAGGTCCTGACCCTGCACGTACTTCCAGATCGGGAAGGCGGTGCCGGGGCTGACACCAGCAGAACGCAGCGCCTCAGGTGGGATGTCACCCTTCACGGTGCGCATCGACTCCCGGTAAAAATCCTCCTCCTCGTTGCTCATCTGAACCTTGGCGCCACCCATCTCCCAGGTGCCATCAGGCCTGGGCTTGTCACCGAAACCATGCTTCTCCAGCCACTGGAACAGCGGGTCCTGCGGTTTGATCACCGGCATGAATGGGATGGTCAGATCCACCGGCAGACCAAGCGGCCGCTGGATGCTGTTGCCCAGCCAGTCCTTCTCACGTGGCAGCAGGCCACCGAGGATGCCAGCGTTGCCCTTCACGAAGGCATCACCTGCACCCTGCAGCATGTTGATCACCGGCTGGATCAACCGGTAGTTCGGGTCGTTCTTCAGTGCTGCCACCTCGTTGGCCGACAGCATCCGCCGCTTGGCCATCGTCTCCTCAGCGTCAGAGAAGGACCGGCTGACCGTGCCACCGAATCCACTGAGGGGCAGCAGGCCACCCATCTGATCACCCAACACCCGACCAAAGTCGTAGCGCTGAGGATCCTGCATCCAGTTCATGATGCTGGTGATGTTCTTCAGCGCTGCCTTGTTCTTGATCAGGTTGGCGTAGGCCATCAGGATCGGAACCATGCTGGTCTCGCCCTGCTTCCAAGTGAGGATGCCGTCGTGGAAAGCACGCAGCACATCAGCGTGCAGACCCATCAGGTCGATCACATCAATCGAACTGCCCTGGAACTTGGTGGCCGCGGCCAACGTGCCAGCCAGGCTGAAGCTGTAGGGCTTCCAGTTGCGGCGCTCACGCTCCTTCTGCCTGGGATCGAACGAGCCGCCATCGGTGAAGAACCCGTTCTCCCACATCACGTGGGTCATGCCAGCCAGCGCCACAGCCACCGCGGTGCGGGCCCGGGCATCAGACATCTCCTCAACAGAGAACTTGGCGTTCTTGCTGGCCAGCTGCTGGCCCTCCATCAGTAGCTGCCTGGGCAGGGCGGTGATCACCTCACGGTTGAGCACCCAGCCGATGCCATTGATCGGCACCTTCCAGAACGGCAGGGCCCATGCCATCAGCGGGTTGCTGCGCATCTGCTGCACACCGTTGACGAAGGGTGCAGCCATGCCTGTCACCTCACCGGTGAAGGTGCTGTTTGCTGCACGCTCGAGACCCAGCCGGCCCAGCTCTGACTCGGTGTTGGGCACACCCTTGAGCTGGTTGTAGAGCATGGCCCGCAGCTCATCGTCCGGGATCTCATCACCAACGGGGATGCCGTACTCGGAGTTCCTGGCCTTGCGGTACTGCACCAGGTCGTCGTCGG